GGTCGAGGAGCCCAGCGATGCCAACCTATGAGTATGAGTGCATCAGCTGCAATATTAGGTACGAAACTAATCAGCCAATAGGCGAAAACGTAGCGCCTTTATGCTGCAATTTAACGATGAGGCAGGTTTACAGTGTGCCGGGCGTAAGCTTTAAGGGCACTGGATGGGGTCATCAATGAGCGAGCACTTATACCGATGCGTAATTTGTGGCGTTACTAAAACTATTACCGTAGGTAAGTTTGCCTTTTATGCGATTCCACACTGCAAAAGATGCGTGACTAGTATGCACTTAGTACCTGCAGGAGCTCAGCCATACCGGATAGATGAGCCTGATTATGAGTAATAGTTATCCACAGGAGTTATCCACAGGCAGTCAAAAGGTGTGGATGACACGCAGGAGATACGCTCAAGTTATGCACATATTTGCCAATGTACTTGACAAGGGATTACGCTCTACACTCGCAGGCGAGCCGCTGAGGCGGATAGCTCGCAGGCGATGTATAGCGTTGGTGGCCGGTCTATTGCTATTTGTCAATAGCCATCAGGCAGTAGCGGTAAGTACTGCAAGAGATGTCAATAACTACAAGCTCTATGCACATATAAAGCTACATAATGCTAATGAGTATCAATGCCTTGTATATCTCTGGAATCGTGAGAGTAATTGGAATCCTCGAGCAGATAACCCTAAGAGCACTGCATACGGGATACCTCAGCTGCTCAAGCTAAAGGCTAGAGATCCATACATCCAGATAGACTTAGGACTTAAGTACATAAAGCATAGGTACGGTACGGTATGTCAAGCGTGGTCACATCATAAGAGGACTGGTCATTACTAATGGTTAGAGGTAGGCAAGATCCTCGAGTAAGCAAAGACTACAAAAAGGTACGGCTGATAGTCCTAGCTCGAGATGGTTACGTGTGTTATTACTGCGGACAAGATGCTAATACCGTGGATCACATAGTCAGCATCAAAAATGGGGGCGATCCGGTCAATCCTGAGAACCTAATAGCCTGCTGCAAGCGATGCAATAGCGCTAAAGGATCACGCTCACAGGGCGTTTTTTTAGCACGCGTTTCTACCCCCCCTGCCTTTCCGTCCTATACCTCCCCGATAACCACCAGTACGGTCCCTAACGGTCCCTGCGTGGGCCAAACTGAGCAGGATTAGTCATACTATGTCCCAGATGCAAACTCCGCTTAAGGGGGCTACTGAGCCTCGCCTACATAGTCCGTACCTCAAAGGCCCTAATCGCGGCGAGGAGATTTTTCAGCTGGCAGACTCGATCGGCCTGCCGCTTTTACCGTGGCAGCGCTTTTGTATTTCGGATATGACCGCCGTAGACGATGCCGGGATGTTCAGGAGGCGCTCTAACTTGCTCCTTACGTCGAGGCAACAAGGTAAAACGCACCTAGCTCGTATGATGATGTTGGGGCATATGTTTTTATTCGATAGCCCTAACGTACTTATTATGAGCTCTAATAGATCAATGGCTTTAGACACTTTTAGGCAAGTGGCTTACGCGATCGAGGGCTCAGCTGATCTAAGCCGGCAGGTGAAGCAGATCCGGTACGCCAATGGCACCGAGTCCATCGAGCTTAAAAACGGGCACCGGCTCGATGTCGTAGCGGCAACCCGTGATGGATCTCGTGGCCGTAGCGCTAGTTTTCTTTATATCGATGAGCTGCGCGAGATCAGCGAGGAGGGTTACCGGGCAGCTACGCCTACCACGCGTGCAAAGGTCAATAGCCAAGCCCTTTACACATCGAACGCAGGGGATGCGTTTAGTACTGTGCTTAATGACCTACGCGAGAGAGCTCTATCTAATCCTCCTGAGACTTTTGGCTTTTATGAATACTCGGCTCCTGCTTTTGCCAAGATCACCGATCGCAGCGCTTGGGCCTACGCTAATCCGGCACTGGGGTATTTATTTGATGAGTCGGTACTAGCTGAGGCAGTAAGTACGCAGCCAATCGAAACTACAAAAACCGAGATGCTTTGCCAGTGGATCAGCTCGACGGCGAGCCCGTGGCCTCATATGTCGGTAGAGGAGTCAGGCGATAAAGACCTCAAGCTTGTACCCGGACCTCTTACTATCTTTGCTTTTGACGTAGCTCCGAGCCGCCGTGATGGCTCGCTAGTTATGGGCCAAGTACTCCCCGATGGTCGGATAGGAGTAGCCGTACTTGAGATATTTCACTCGGACGTATCTATCGACGAGCTTTTTGTAGCTAACGCTATTGCTAAATGGGCCAAAATTTACTATCCGAGGGCCGTGGCCTATGACAAGTACACGACCGCCTCGATCGCTAAGCGCCTTGAGGTAAACGGTATACAAATTATGGATATATCTGGGCAGAAGGGTTATCAAGCCTCAGGGGATCTTTACGAGGCTCTGGCTAATAAAAGGCTTGTGCACTCGGGCCAAGATGAGCTCGTAACCTCGATGGCTAACTGCGCTGCAAAAGAAAGCGATGCAAGCTGGCGTATCATCCGGCGTAAATCAGCCGGACCGGTAGATATTGCGATCGGCATAAGCTTTGTAGTCCACGTACTTACGCAGCCTTTAGGTGAGGCTAAAGTATACGTTTAGACACGCTACTTATAACCGTACTAATGCTTGACAATATGGAAAAATGGAGACTATGGGACTATTACAAACTCTGGGTTTTAAGTCAGCTGCTAAGCCGACTATCGAGGCTCAGTACGCCCCGGCCGTTATGGATACTACATACGGCTACGGATCGTTTAATACTAATTCCGCTTTTGGATATAACGGTATTGGTATTGATCGCAATTTTGCTTTACAAGTATCTAGCGTTGCACGTTGCCGTAACTTAGTCGCTGGAGTTATATCCTCGATCGACTTAGGACTTTATAAAAAATCAACCGGTGAAAAATTAGGCTCTCCAGTATGGCTCGAGCAACCAGATCAGCGCCAACCACGTAGCGTAACTATCGCTGCAACCGTAGATAGTTTAATGTTCTATGCGTGTGCGTACTGGAGGGTGACCTCATTATATGCTGATGACGGAAGGCCGTCCGGTTTTGAGTGGGTCGCTAATAATCGCGTTACTTACACTACTAACAAATTTGGTACTGAGGTCAAAGATTATTTTGTAGATGGTCAGCTCGTACCGATGGCCGGTATCGGATCTCTTGTCACTTTTCAATCTCTACTGCCTGGGGTATTGCAATCTGCAAGTACTACTATTAAAGCTGCGTGGGATGTACAAAAGGCCGCGGCGGTATCTGCCGCAACACCGATGGCCACTACTATATTAAAAAATAATGGAGCTGACCTACCCGAGTCACAAATACAAGGCATACTCGCAGGCTGGAACTCGGCTCGCAGAAATCGCAGTACGGCATATTTAACGTCCACTCTCACTGCAGAAAATATCGGCTTTTCACCTAAAGAAATGGGCTACGTAGATTTTAGCCAGTACCTCGCTACCGAAATCAGCCGCGCTATGAACGTACCGAGTTATCTAATTAGCGCGGATATGAATAACTCGATGACGTACCAAAATATTTTAGATGGTCGTAAAGAGTTTGTCGCTTATTCTTTGCAGCCTTATATCTCAGCTATTGAGGATAGGCTCAGTATGAATGACATAACAAATAGCTCAAATCAGGTGCGTTTTGCGGTAGACGATACGTTTTTACGTGTCGATGCAAAAGATCGTTTAGAGATTATAGAGAAAATGCTCAATCTCGATTTAATCGATGTAGAACAAGCTCGACAAATGGAACAACTAACACCTCTAGGAGACACAAGTGCTACTAACGTTTAGTCAAGAAATCCAAGCTGCAGATACAGAGCGCCGTATTATCTCTGGACTTGTCGCACCATATGGCGAGATCGGTCATACGAGCGCAGGCCCGGTAATGTTCGAGCGCGGCTCAATTACTTATGCAGATGCCTCTAAAGTCAAATTATTAATGCAGCATCAACAAGATAAGCCAGTAGGTCGCGCTATTTCATTCAGCGACTCTACAGAAGGCGTTTACGGATCGTTTAAGCTTTCGAGTAGCACTCGAGGACAAGATGCTCTCGTACTAGCGCAAGAAAACCTCGTATCTGGCTTATCCGTAGGGGTGGATGTAACCGCCTCTAAGCCAATGGGAGATTACTTGCTCGTTACCGCTGCAGTCCTCAAAGAGGTATCACTTGTCGAGAGTGCCGCCTTTTCTAGTGCATCAGTAACGGATATTGCCGCTGCTCGTGCAGCTCTCGAGGCTGCTACAAGTACAAAAGAAAAAACCACTACTATTTCTACGACTATCGTAGAGATCGAAACAGAAACAGAAACAGAAATGGAGGAGGCCGTGACCACTGCCCCTGAAAATACACCGGATGAAACTCCGGTAGATGCACCGGCTGAGGCTGAAAAGGTCGAGGCTGCTCGTAAGATCATTCGCCCATCAGTACTAGACTCTCAGCGAGTCCGTACCCCTATCGTCTCTATGGCTACATATACAGAGCACAAGATCAAAGCTGCACTAGGTAGCGATGAGTCACGCCTCTATGTAACTGCAGCTGACGATAGTTTTTCTACAAACCCTGCGTTTAACCCTACTCAGTACCTCTCAGAGTTTGTA